AACTGGTGCAACACCGGTAACCGTCTGAGGCAGATACTTCTCAAGACCCTTTAGGGCGTAATTAGGATTACTAGGATCTAGTAGTGTTCCTGCAGTAGCTGGGTCTAGGTTTGGAATAATGTCAGAAAGGTTAATGCCCTTTGCATCTAGAAATGCTTTAGGGTCTGCAAGCATTGCTTTGATTTCTTCGTTGGACGCAGCCACACCAGAATCCACAATCATCTTAGCTATGCCATCAGCAGACAAGGGTCCGGTAGAGTCGCCACCTTCAGCGGCTTGTGCGTTGTCTGCAGCTTCCTGCATAATAGCGGCAGCTTCATCATCATTACCATTAGCCGTGGCTTGTGCAGCTAGGGTTTCGTAGCCGGTAAGACCTGTCTCTTCGTCCTTAATGGATAGCTTATCAACGACAGCATCACCTTGAACCACAACCTCGTATGGTAGGCCTAAGAAGTTGTAGGAATATACAAAACCGTCTGCGTTGGTATAAACTTGCTGACCACCAACAACGCTACCGTTTTTTATATCTTCTTCGGGGTTAAGATTATTAGCCCACCCAGAAAGCTTCCCGATGATACCTATTGGGCTTACATAGCCCAGCGCAGCCGAAAGACCCGAAGGAGCCATGCCGCTTGGTGTGAAATCATTGTTGTTGTTACCAGAGATATTACTGGAGTTAGTAGAGGTGCTATTTGCGGAACCAGAGTAGATAGCGTTGCCCTCGTCATCATTGCCGCCGTAGCCGCCACCAGAATTTTGCTGAACCACCTGACCTGCGTTACTACCGCTGTCATACGTCAGTGTACCATTTACATATGAAGCGCCATCGTTAGGAGTGAACACATTAGCTACGCTTTCAGTGAAGCTATTACCGCCTCCAAAATTATCTGCCCAAAAATCGCCCATCAGATCTTATCCTTTTCTTCTTCACATCTGCGGATACGATCTCGCAAGTAGATGTAGTTTTTTACAGCCTCATCTATTGCCGTAGCATCGGCAGGGAGGCTCTCTAATTCATTGGCTAATTGGGCATTGAACCGGTCATCATATTGCTTGATTTGTGGGCAATATATTTCGAGTTGGGTTCTATAAACCGTTTGAGCGCAGCCGGTCAGTAATAGACTTGCGATCAGTAAGATTGTCGCTTTCATTTTCAGACATCGCCTTATAAAAATCAGCCGCCTTTTGTTGCGCCTGTAGTTCATCAGTCAGAACTTTATTCTTCTCTTTCGCCCGTCCTTTAATCTGCCCAAAGACGTAAATAATGGGCAGAGCAAGGGCCAAGGTGGCAATGATGTAAGTCTTCACTTTACCGAAGATACTAAACATCAACCCCGTCCTTTTGATCCTTCCACCGTGCATATGCAGCCAGAGCGATACCGGCGATTGCACAGAGTAGGAAAACGGTCTTTAGGCTGTCGGCATACGCCACTAAGCCCTGTAGTTGTCCTGCAGTTTCGTTGAGTGCAGTAGCTGCACCAGCGATACCTACACCGGCCATCGTCTTAGATTTACCTAGAGGTTTCTTGTCTTGTGCTGCAGGCTTCTGTGCCATTGGTACATCCACGTCATCGCTGGGTAGCTGTGCGTCCAATGTGAACAACGCTGCCTCTGCAGAACGGCGGCGTGTGAGACCGGTAAGAGGCTGAAGTTTGCCACCAACCCGTGCTTTGTTCCAACGCATCAATTGTGCAGGTACTGCAGAATAATCACCTGCATTAAGTTTTTTTAGAAGTGTAGAGCCGCCGAAGGCACCACTACCAAGGTTGAATACGAACGACACTAGAGCGTCGAACTGGTACTGGGTTAAAGGTACATCGACCAGACGCTTAACATCAGCCTCGTAGATCTTCATGTCTTGCCGCAAAAGGTCTTCTGCCTCTTGCTTTGTAAGACGCATATTCTTCTTAACACCTTTAGTGTGGCCGTAGCCAATGGTGAGAATATTGGCAGGGCAACGATATGGAACTACCATACCGTCTGGCCCTACTTTGTGCAGGCCTTCAAACTTCTTGATTAAGTTAAGGCCTTGGTCAGAGATTGATTTTGGATGCATGATTACCCGAATGTGTTAATTGACGGCCCCATTAGGCCGCTGTTGGTTAATTGATTTGTTCCTTGATTACCCGCATACCCTAGCTGGTCCATATAGCTTAGTAGCTGATCTACGTTTACCGCCTTTTGGTCTACCACTTGGTTTTGCGTGTTAACTGTTGTAGTTAATAGATTACTTTGATTATCTAATGCACGTTGTGTTGTGTTTCCTACATCGTCCTGTGAAACAGGGATAAGTCTCCCGCTGTAATCAAACGAACTAGCTAATGTTTCATATTGGCTGCGCAATGCGGGGTTCATGTTTTGGCCTACTGTTCCAATAAGACCCTTAACGGCTGTAATTCTATTTCGTGCATCCGCTTGCTGCGTAGAGGCCTGTGCCGTTGTAGGCGCATTACCTACAGAAATATCACGCAATGCGGGAGCATAGGACGTAGGAGCATTTGCTGCCATCTGTTGTTGCTGACCAAGTGTTGCAGAAATATCGGCACGTTCTTTTTGAGCGGCTGTATTGTACTCTGCACGGGATTGTTCTTGTGAATTAAAGCCGCCAACAACCTGATCAATAAGTTGGTTACGGGTCTGGTTAGCCATTGTAGTGTTGTCATCATAAGTCTTACGAAAATCTGTTAGGCCGCTTTGTAGACCACCCACTCCATCCATAATATTAGACTGCCCCTCTGACAAACCTCCGTAGTATGTATCTGCTCGCCCAGACAGGCCTTCAAGATAATCTTGTAGGTTTGTTTGACCGCCTAGAATGTTTGCAGACATATCTGTGATGTTTTGGTTCTGCGTATCGAACTGTGTATTTAGGTTAGTATTAACATCTGCAAAACCTGTATCCAGTGCGTTAGAAGTGTTGGCAAACCCTTCAGTTACGTTGCCTGAAAGATCGCCAATCTGACCTGTAAGGGCAGTCTGGTTGTTACCAATCTGTGTACCCAAACCTGTTAGCTGACCACCTACATCGGCAAAGCCTTGGTTAACGTCTGTTTTGATCTGCCCTGTGTCAGATAAAATATTGCCCGTGTCCCGCATTACGTTTGCGAAACCTGTATCCATAGCGGCAGACTTTGCTAGGTTAGACGTATCAATTTGCTGCGTAATGATTTGTGGTGCAGACCCACCACCACCGCCACCACCGCCGCCACCGGCTCCGACACCGCCGTCAACGACAGATGAGCTACCTGCAGTACCATTTTCTCCAGAAACTGTTGATGCACCATCACCGTTATCAGTAATGACTGACCCAACTGCACTACCCGCAGTATCTGTTATGGGAAAGCTATCAGCTACCATACCCGGGTTATCAGTAGTGATTGACCCAAGTGGGTTGCCCTCAGTATTTGTACTACCTGCAGCATCTGTACTACCCGCAGCATCTGTACTACCTGCAGCAAGTATACCTGCACCTGTACTTACTGAAGTCCCTACAGGAGTCGCTGCGGCAGCATCACCACCGCCTTTAAACACAATAAGGCCTGAACTTCGTGGGTTTAGGTGGCGTAGTATTGGATTAAACAACATTCTATAACTCCTGATCAAAAACGTAGTAGAGCGTCTTAAAGCTATTCCCGCTTCTACTTTTGAGTGGTTTCAACTTACGTTCCCAACCCTTACGACCCCAAACCTGCAATGATTTACAGCCATTTTGTTTTGCAAAATCTTCTAGATTGTGAAACTGATCCTTCATTTTGCTGACCGTACTTCCGACGGAGGTTAGGCAAACAATATGAAGGTGTTTTGTATTTTTAGTAACGATAATCTGTGTTACTGTTACGCAGGATAATTTTTCATCCTGATCTACTGTAGCCCAGATTTGGGCCTGTTCGTTTACTGCTAATTTGCAGATGTCGAAGGAGGTCAGTTCGCCTGTTCCATGTACTAGAGCCCTATCAATATGCGGCTCTAGTATCGTCCAATATCGCATTACATTTTGGGGAGTTAAGACGAACGACCTATGCTCAGATCCGTTATCGTTCATAAGCTGTATGATACACTAATCAAGTAGCAGGATCAAGCACATATCCCAACCAAACAGTTGCCATATTGTCTTTTGCAGCCTCTAAAACATCAACCAAAGTGCTGACGGTTACGTCTCGCACAACATCATCCGCACACTTCCATGAAACAGTTGTTCCTAGAGAGGCAGAAGCGGCGGTCTGAGCGTCTGTTCCTGTTGAAATGGCTTGCAGTGCCTGACCGTATGCAGCGGTGATTACTCGCCCCATGCGATCCATAGAGACTTCATCAGCATCGTAGGATACACCGCCAACTTGAACGGTAGCATCACTGATTGCTTCTGACTTCTTAGCCTTGCTGCCTTCTACTTTATCAGGGACAAATTCATAGTGGAATGATGTCATCTGATACTGTGGTTGGGAAACGGTTCTAATCAGCATGTTTCACTCCTATTTATATAGATCAACGTCTAGCTTCTGCACATCAGCACCGCTGTTTGCAGTAACCTTCAAGCGCATTGCTTCTACGTCGATTGATTTGGATGGGTAGGTGTAGGTTGTTTTATCGGCAGCTTCCGTCACCGTTGGTGTACCCAAGCTATCGAAGGTAGGGTTGCCTATTGTTACACTGGATGGCGGTATAACCAAACCTGCTGAAGTAACATCCACAACGTATTTATCTTCAAAGAAGCCCCAAGGGAACGTAAACTGCATTGCCCTACAGCCGCTGCTGTTTTTGAAGTGATAAATCTTATCTGATTGTGGTGATTTAAGTAGGCCATAGAGGTGACCAGCCCAGTTGGAGTCGCTATCATAAGCCAGACCAAACGGCTGATTGGCGTAAGTAGTTGTACTAGAGCCATGGTTCCAAATCTCTTGATCGCTATCGGAGGACATGTCACCTTTAAATGAATAGATACGCACTTTTCTCTGGGAGGTGGCTCCAAACCCTATTCTCATTAAACGGTAGCCGTTGTTATAGGTTCCCGCCGCAACAACATCCGCCGTATATCCCGTACCACCATCTACATAAGTCATTGAAGAAAGTGTACGAGCATCAAAGGGTGTTGATGCAGATGCCCAGTATATGCTTGTTGTGTAATTATCATTAATCCAATAACTGGTGTTATAGCCTTTAACAAAGAAACAGATTGCACCGTCATCGGTCCAAGTGTGTTTCATAATAAGTTGGCCGTTGTCGCCTAAAACCGTGCGGCAGTTTTCTCCATAATCGGCAGTTCCCCCTGAATCCAAGTCGTATGGGGTCGTCAATGGGTAGCTTTGGATTTGTGTGGTGTTAAGCGAGGAAGTTGAGGAAATCGCATTTAGACGAGTTCCGTCTGCATTAAACGAAACACTCATTAAGGGATTGTTTATGGAGTTGTTGCCATTAGACACAGGTACTTTAGCAGTGAATGCTCCTGTCGTACTTACATACTGCGCAGTACCAATATCAAACGGCGTTGATAGAGTGTGCTTTGCAAACTGCGCATTTGTTGTCGTACGATATGTTGGATAAGCGTTAGTGTATAAAGTTTTACCGTCAGGTGTTATAGCAAATCGGGTTGAGTGGTCATAATTGCTAGTTTCAAGATTTTCCCAGTTTTCTGGCCCAATGTTATATCTACCATCAAATGACGAGAATGTTCCACCAGAAGCATTTACGTTGCGCATAAGTTCAGAAATAATGGTTAAAGATGGCTCCGTAGTTGGGCCACCTTTGTATCCAGTAAATGTGGATGACATGTAGTCAGAAGTCTTAGTGACAGTACCCGACGTTGCCTCAACACCATTAATGACCAATGGTGATCCTGTTGTAATTGCATCGTTACCATAAAAATCATCACCAAACATCACCAAACTTGTTGTACTGGAGTCTGGTGTGACCAAAAGCGATTTACCAATTTTATCTAGATCGTTCTTTGTCCCTGCAAGGATAGAAGCTGTAGGTGCTGCCGCATTCGGAGTATTGATGCTTTCTGGGGGGGCTGTTTGACTATCCCCCGAAATATCTAGATCGATATATCCGTTCGCCCACATATTGCTCTGCTCAGGGTTTAGTGAGTGCTTATAGGCCGATGCGCTATAGACAGCAAGACGTTTCCCACCATGAATAAATGTTGGGCTCATTTCGCCAACATAATCAGTACTATACGACCAATTACTTGATTCACTTACAAAATAGCTACTTGCGGTGGTTGTGGAAATTGAGCTCACACTGCTGTTATCCGTTGCGATAGTACCGCCCCATCCGCCGACAGATAAAGTGATTGCCCGTCCAAACATGTAACCGTTACTATTGCGGTAAACTGAATAAATTGTGCCGCCATCGTTAGACACCAATGCACCCTGTGGAAAATTAGATGTGGATGTACCTACATGGTCGTCCCTAACAACAGATATCCCATTTGCACTGGTAATATCATAGGGCGTTGCTAGATTTAGGAAGTAATGATGTGCGTAGAAGGTTGTAGAACTATAGGAGATGAGCTGACTAGCATTTGCACCATGACGACCGATGAATACTCTTGTTCCGTCTTCGTTAAACTGAATTTGAGAAATTCCATAACTACGAACAATTCGTTGATAATGGTCGGCATTAGAAGTGCTTATAGTATACCTCCAATCATAAAGTAACTGGCCTGCAATGCGTTGTATTGACTTGTTAACGTCATCGTTGACATACGCCTTTTTAAGACTTGCAGTCGTAGGGTCATACGGTGTCGCAAGAGTATAGATCTCATAATTACCAAACTGTTCTCTATCACCAGAAAACCAAACAACCATTTCCTTGCCACCGGGAAGATAATTGAAGGCCCAATTATGATAATTAGTACCCACTTGTGCGGCGTATGATTGCGTGGGCAGTGTACTTTCTGTAAGCTGTGATGTCCCTAAAAACGACATACCATCCGAAGGGTTGTATGGCGTTGTTAAAGAAAAAGCTCTAATCCCGGCTGTAAATCGACCAAGCCTATATAGTTTAGTACCGTCTTCATTGTAGAGTGTGTAGCCACCATATAAATTGCCAGTGCCACCAAATACGGTGTTAAAATTAGGGGTAGACGAATTGTTGATAAAAAGAGTCTCGCCCGCAACGCTTACGTTAAAATCAGTCTGACCATCAGAAACACTGTTGGCCCCAAGTACAGCCGTTGTCTCTGTCGCTCCATCCGTCGAGTTATATAGGCGAATTGCATCACCTGTCGTAATTGAATTAAGACCTCGTAGAATTTTTACTGATGTAGATGTTTGAGTTTCTTGAGCCAATGCTATAGGCGAAAAACCCTCTTCCATCTTAACGTCTGCTTTAAGCCAATTACTATCTGTGGCCTCTTGCTTGAATGTTTGGCTCACCCATGTGGCGTTATTTGCTGTACTTTTCATTAGAATGACCACCCAGTTGTTGATGAGTTTGAACTAAAATCTGAAATCGTAATTCCCGCATCCGCTGTTAGTGATGCTGAACTTACGCTGATATCCCATGTCGCATCGGCAGAACGGATACTGTTCTCTGTTGCAAACACAGTCATGTAGTAAGTTGTTGTGTTAGAAGGCGAAGGTAACAGCCAAGTAATTGTGCCACTGCTGCGGGTAAACGTCCCGCCAGTTACGGAAATCGTATAAATGTGAGAAGCGTTATAGTTAGAGATCGTCACCGCTGTACTTGAGCCGCCTACGGCTGTTGATGAACCTGAAAGCACTGGCGTTGTAACTTGCGACGAACCTTCCGTCCCCAAGCCTCTCCATGCCCCGTTCTCGTAACCCTCAAAAATTGACAATGTCGTATTATAACGCAGCATACCGTTTGCGGGGGATGCAGGACGTTGTGCAGTTGTGCCTACTGGGATCGTCACCGATTGCCCATTCAACGTAATGTCTGCACTGTCGATCTTTGTGAAATCTATGGCAGCATTTGCATTAATCTCGACGTTAGAGATTGAGCCATCTGTTATTTCGGCTGCGCCTACGTTTGTTACCGCTGCGGGTTGATTACCAATATATGCCATTCTCTAACCCCTTACGATTGCTCTAGGATCGAAACCGTAACGTCTAGGCTTGCAGAAGCACTGCTTGTAACCTTTAAAACATCACCTGTTTCTAAAACTATTTTTTGTTCGCCACCGATAGGAACCAGCGCACCACCTACAGGTACGTTTGCTGCTTTAACTAGGTAGACTGTTGTACCTCCAGAAGTGTCCGTAACTTGGACATCTGTGGTAGCATTGGACCCTGTTATGTTTGAAACAGTTAGTCCAATAACTGTTGCGGTAGTTGATGCAGGAACCGTATATACACTGGTTGTGTTTGTACCTACACCTGCCGTAACCGCATTCTTAAAAACGCTTGCCATTTATGATTTCCTCATCCTAAAGCGATTGCGAGAGCGAGGGCTGTACCTGCCTCATCTACATTCAAATTGGTTCGTGATTGCTCAACATCTGCCACATCAGACAAGTTATTGGCCCCAGACATAAAGCCTTGTGCGGTGAATGCTGCTTGGGTCCATGTCGAACCCGTCCATAAATACAACTGGCCGTCTGATGTGTTGAAGTACAGGCTTCCTGTAGACAGAGTATTTCCAGAGTTATTAACTGTAGGGGCAGCACTCTTTGCGCCTAAATATCGGGAATCAAAATCATTGAAGCTAGTCTCTGCATCCGTTGCATAAGTCTCAGCTTGAGATGACCAATACTTTGCCGAATACTCAGTACCATTTACCGTACCGCCAGTATATGCAGCCCAATCTTTTGCAGAACCTGTTGTGCCTCTTATTTGAGTACCAATAGCGTACTCTTTAGCAGAGTATTCCGTACCATCGACTGTTGTTGAAGTCTCTGTCGCCCATTCTTCAGCTTCTGTTGCAGAGCCCGCTGAATCGTTTGCTGAACTTAGTGCGTTACCTTCACTCGTAGAAGCTGCAGAAGCAGACGAAGCTGCAGAAGTAGCAGAGCCTAGAATGCTATCGACATACGCTTTGTTGGAAACCTGATCATTTGCGGAGGGATTTGGAACACCGCTAATGGTGTTGTTACCCATAACAAGCGCACCTGACAGAGTTCCGCCAGATAGGTTTAGCTTTAGAGCATCCTGCGTATCTGAATAATTCTTTGTGACAGCGTCTTGGGCGTTAATAGGATCAGCCATCGATGTGATACTGTTCGTATCCATGATGATGTCGCCTGTCATCGTACCACCTGCTAGAGGTAACTTGGTAGAGATGCTAGTTGTGATTGTGGTGCTAAAATCAGCATCGTCATTAATAGCCGCCGCAAGCTCATTTAGAGTATCAAGAGTACTTGGTGCGGTATCAACTAGGTTAGCAATTGCAGTATCAACGTCAGTCTTACGGGCTGCGTCATTTGGATTAACAGGTGCAGAAAGGTTTTGGATAGTAGCCGTAGTCGCACCATCCATATTCAATGTTCCAGAGATGGTTACGTTATTGAACGTGGATGTACCTGCAGAGGTTACGTTGCCCGTCAGATCACCTGTTACGTTACCAGTTATAATCCCCGATGCAGTAAGGTTTGTGAAATTAGAAGTACCAGATGCTGCCGTTACGTTACCTGTAACATCACCTGTAAGGTCACCTGTGAAGCCATTGTTCGCAGTGATGATTGTTCCAGTGACCGCAAGCGGGTTGGAGCCACCAACGATAACACCGTTTAGCGTACCAACTGTACCTGTACCTTGGCCTAGTGTAACTGTGGGTAGCGTTGCCGAGCCTGTCGTCGTTAGGTCTGTAGCAGTGATAGCTGCAGGTGTAGAAGAACCTATAATTGTATTATCAATATTACCTGCGCTGATTGTAGCTGTTGGGATAGTCGCTGTACCAGTAGACAGGGTTAAGTTCCCGCCCATAGTAACGTCACCTGATAGTATAGATGTCGTCGCTACGTTAAGCGTACCATCGATATCCATGTTGCCACCAAGGTATGCATCCTTTAGGCGGTAGGTGGCAGAACCTATTGAAACCGTATTGTCTACCTGTGGTAGAATATTATTATTGGCATCAATGGTAGGTATTTCTAGCCATGAAGCTGCGCCTGTTGCGTTGCTCATGCAAACGTAGCGGCGTCTTGTCGTTGTGTTAATCCACACAGAACCAACCACATAGCCCTGTGTAGTATCGTCGGCTATTGTGGGGTTTGAGGTAGCAGAGGTGTTGTTCTTACCGCCCGTACCGCCATGCACTTCTGGTAGATAACCTGACAAAGATGTTACCAGATTAATCTTTGGCGCATTACCTACCGTGCCGTCGTGAGTATGTCCTGATGTACTAAAGGCCGCTGTAATCCGGTCAAATTCAGCGTTAAGCGGTGGAGCGGTAATCTCCGAACCATTCTGAATATCAGGTAATGATTGTCTTGTATAACCAGCCATAGGTTATCGTCTCCCCGCAATAGAAAATTCAAATACGATGCCTTGAATAGAATAAGGCTCTGATTGACCTACCGTTACTAATGTGGCTCTAGCAGAATATCCTGAGCCTTGAATATCAGAGGTCATAATGGGCTTTGAGCTACCGCCATACAGAATGTTTGTAGCATTATATTCAATGTTGCGTCCTGCATACTGGACGGGGCCACCTTTACTTTCTTGGGAATATGGTGACGGTCTGGCAGTATTATAGTCGCCCCAATCGTAAGACATAGAAAGATAGAACTCTACTGGACCTTCAGCACGAATGAAGGTGTTAGCCTTACGCATAGTCTTGCGAACTTCAGTATCGCCAAAGTCTAAATATGGAGTGGCATACACGGCTAGTACGTCTCGACCCGCAAAGCTTGTACCTATTTCCTGCCGATAAACTTTACCATCGTAGTCACCATGCAGGACATACTCTGTTCGACCGATATAATCTGATGTAGTACAAGAAGCACGGATGCCTGTAAGTTCACCAAACTCCCAATTTATTGATCCCGATTGGTCAGCTAAACCACCAATAATGCCATAACTATCCTGCGGGTTAAATGCATCGTCGCCAACAAAGTACCGCACCTGAGACTTACTACGGATCACAACGCCGTTGATGGTATCCATGTCATAGTTAGAAATCATATCAACAAGGCGCACTTGGATTGCTTTAGATACAGTCTCTAGCTCAACATCACCGATACGGCTTGTCCCGGCCACAGGACGAAAACCATCAGGCGCAAGGAACATGAGATCCCCGCCAATTTCTTGTACGCTATCCCGTGCAATACAACCTACGTTGGATGTAACCTGATCAATTACAAAACCTGCCGTAGTATCAGGTGAGACTTTCTTAATAGCATTTGTTCCGAAGACAAATAGATCGTCACGGAAAGGCTTAAACTGAACGATGTTAAATCCGGGAATGATCTGACCACCGCCAGAAGCCGCCGTAAAGTCATACGGGTCTTGTGGTGCCGAATGACATAAAACTGCACGAGACCCTAAATCTCCACCAAAGAATAAATGGTTCTCAAATACATCTACAAGTGAAGGAGCATCTACGACCTGATTGCCACCGGGACTAGAAGTACCGCCTGTACCTGTACTGCTTAATTGTCGCCAGTTTACACCATCAAAAACTATGGCATTATTAACACCGTCTACAAAACAAATAGTGGAGCCGTTGCCCCAATCAAATTGGGCGTGTCTTAGCTTATCAACTGTACGACCTGCACTGGTATAATTAAGGGTAAGTCCTGTAGTGATTGCCTGCCATCCCACAAGATCAACAAACTTATAAAAACTGTATGTATTCGCACCCAAATCCTTGCGTGCTGCAATTATGTATGGATTGCCAATATGTTCATTCTTATAAATTGCTACAGAAAGAACCTTACCTTCAGCTACGCCTTCACCCACTTCCTGAAAAGAGGTATCAAGGTAATCGTAACCTTGGATGCGACGATACCCGCCATAAAGGCTTGGCTCAAAATTAACTAAACGTGTGGCGGCACCTGATGCAGCCTCTGACAAAAACAGATGGTTTTCGTTAGCGTTCAATCCACCAGAGCAGACAACCTTGTATGACTGAATTTCATCAGGCATTAAAATGAAATCCTTGTGTCAGATACATACTCGTACTTATTGATGTACAAGGTCTGTAAGTCTTTCATCCCACGTTCAAAGAACTGAATGGATGCACCGGCCTGTTCTGTGTTATCTTTGAACATGTACATGTGATAGAGCGCACCCTCTACAATCACAGGATCGAATGTCTCTGGAATGCGAGTGACATCTAAAGGGTTCTGTAGGTCAGTGTAGTTCAAAAAATAATTGAACCGAACTTGGTATGCGGCATCGGGGGATGGTGTAACACCAAAGCCCTGACCATGGCTTCCAAATATGTTCTGAGGAACGTCTCGTCCTGCGTTACCTGCGTTGTTGTCGCTGTCACGGTGCAAACGATACCAATCATCACGATTCATAGCTTTTAGGTGCGTGAAGTTAACACCAAGGCTATCATTTTTGACGATCTGAAAAGAGTTCCAATCAACACTTTTTAGATATGAGGGCCATGAGTATTCTACCTGACCTTGTGCTAGTGTCTGCGTATGTGTTGCGGAATTAAAGGGCCATTCAAACTCAGACTGATTAATTTTAGCGATAGAGTTTCTTACACTATCTTTTACTAGAGCTTGTACACCACGACTTGAAAAGAAATCACTTTCGTTCAGCTCTACCTCATTGATGCGGCGAAGCACCATGTTACATAAATCTAGGTAAGTACTAGGCATGGATGATCCTTAAAGAAGGGTGTTGGGGGCAAGTTGCCCTGCCCCCGCTTAACCATTAGGCCAAGTTGTAGTTTGCAGTGATAAGTCCTTCTGGGCGAAGGATTTTTCTACCGAACAACTGCATGCCACGAACAATGTCTGCGAATGTGTCTGGTGAGCGGAAGCTCTCAGTTTTCGCAATTTGGTCAGCTACTGCTACTGAGGAGTCATGGCCTGCGACCAGAACACCAAAGTTAGTTGCAGAGCCTGCAGAGGCACTTGTACCAGCGCCTGTGCCTTTGTAAGGAAGGTTGTTGGACTGATATACACGGAAGCCACGGATGGTGCCGGGAAGGCGACCATTGCGTACTTCTGAATCGCCACCGAAGTCGGCGTTAACCAGCTTCGCATCTTCGTCCATCAAGATCTCTTTGAACACGGGGTCAACAACGATCCAACGACCGTCTGTGTCCACGTTAGCTGCGTCCATAAGACGAGCCATGCGGTTCAGAACAGCCAAAGGTGATGTCAAAGCACCAGCACCGCCACCTGCAGTTACAGGAATGGAGTTAGCTGCAGTGGAACCACCGAAGGCACCTTGTGTCAGTTTGTTAGCTGCAAGCAATTCGTCGTTGCCTGCGGCTGCATCTGCTTTTGTGCCTGCCGCTGCGGTACGAGCCGCCCATGCAGAACCGCTCCATGAGTAACCGGACATGTAGCCCAGAACGTCTTGGTCAAATGCGTCACGCAGTTTGAAACCAGCACGATCCGTAGCCAAATCCATGAACGAAACATGGGAATGGGCTTCTTCAATGTCATCTAAAGCGAACTGAAAATAGTTGCTTTGGTCAATTATCATAGTAAAATCAGCATCTTGCAAGTCTTGTGTCGCAAGCGTAGTGCCACGGGCATAAGAGTTGATTGTGATTTCTGGTTCTTTAATGATCTTAACGCTGTCACCCATGTTAGCGATTTCGCCAGCATAGTCAGTGTTAGTGATGTCTTCTACTACAGAAGAGTTACGGAAAGCCTTTTGGACTTTCTTGGAATAGATAACTGGTGAAAAGTTACCGTTTGGGAGGTTTGTATACCCACCCGCTGATGGAAAAGCCATTGTAATATCTCCTTGTGAAATGGCAGGTCGGACTAGCCGACAGACAAGACAGAAGGGAATTATTAAGTGGCAGTGTTGATGTTATGGGTGCGTACAAGATGTATCAGGCCATGATACAAATCTACGGGCCATACCACACTGGTAGACTAAAATTCTTAATTCTTCTGAGGGTAGTAACAAACTAAGAGGTAGTCTTTAAAAGAGGCTCTGGTTTGTGAGAGATCATCTAAACAATCTCGTAGCTATCTTATGTAATAAGACAGGTAGAAGTTTGCTTGATATAATAATTATAGCACGTTTAGTATTAGTAGTAAATAGCTATTACTATAACCTGCCCCTAGTAGGGACAGTCCTAGCATATAAGTATTGCACAATTTGTCAATAGTTAATGTACTAGGACTGCCGTTAATTACCGTGCGCCGCCGGTCATGTCGTAGGTGAATGCACCTTCAGTTCGCATAGCCTGAAGAATCGCTTCCTCATTGGCTTCATACTCACGGTCAGACATACGAGCTACTTGGCTTTCGCTAAACTTAGCTTTGCCTGTTGCCGCAGGTGCTGCAGAGGTTGATCGACCTACTGCCTGCGCTGCAGATTTTTTAGAAGAAGACTTACGCTTACCTGTATCTGCTTTGTACAAATCGATGGCACGGGCTGCAGCCATTGCATCTGTGTTGTTCTTGTATAGAGCATCGCTAATATACAGAGGCTGCATTGTAACCCATTCATGGAATGCAGGGTCTTGCCTAATCTCATTGAAGTCGGGATGCAGCTTCATTAGCTGTTGTTCCGCCTCTTTTTTGGTGAGCTTGGTTTCCAGATCTTTGAGATGACCTAGACGCTTTTCACCCTCTTCAAGAGCTTCATTGGCACGTTTCCGTGCAATGGTGTCTACGATTTTGGAAACATCCGGGTACTTCTTAGACCATGCCTCGATTTCATCGTCAGTCTTGGGAAACTTAATTTGTCCCTTTGCTGCGCTATCAAGCTGTTCCTTTAGCTTCTCTAGCTCCTGATCCTTCTGGGACATCAACTGTTGGGTGTGTCGCCGCAGATCGCCGTACCGCTTTTTAAAAGAAGCCTCTTCTGGCTCTTTAGGTTCAGCATCCACTGATACCTGTGCTTCAAGTTCTTCAGAGTATTTGCTGTCAGCCTCTAACTCTTCTTTACGTTTATATTTGCTCATAGTTTTTCCTTTGGGGGCTTCACACTGTGGTGAAGGTGGCCCTCTAAATCACACGATGAAGGTAACCTTTGGCTTCTTCACCATGCCGTACATGGAAGTCTTTTTGGAATAATCACTGTCTTTGTAATCATCTGTTTCGTTGACTTCCGGTTCCTCTTCGGAAACCTCCACAACTGCCTCTTCTACTACTTCACCCTCTGGTGTTTCGGCATCGTCTGCGTATTCTTCATCGCATCCGTCACACTCTTCATCCATACACATTGGACACATGCCGTCTTCGGCTGTTTCTCCGCCAGCCGCTTGGATAAGGCCCATGGTATCCATAGCCATAAGCCCCATCTTTGCCTCTTCTTGCATATCCATGATGTGTTTCAGGCCATGCCATTTGACTACATCTGCAGGCAGAACGTATTCGCCTTGGGATATGTTAATATCAATATCGTCCCGTACCTCTTCGGCAGAGGAACCCACGGGGATTGGGTTACCGGAGACAGGGTCTACTGGACCCATCATGCCGCCGTGGTACATATCAAGCTCATCTTCCTCAGAGGTGGCCTTCTGCACTGCCTCTGCACGGGTTTTCTCGTAAGATGAAAGAGACCCGTCATTGTCCAGATCTGCTTTGTTTTCGTCTAATTGAAATTTATTGTTTGCCATGTCTTCGCCTTCCGGGGTCATAATGCCTTTACGAGCTACTGCTAGACCACCAAGGGCCATGCCCTCAGCTTCTGCGTACTCTGGATAAACAATCGTAATGTTGTGTGAGAAATCTGTGTCGTACACCGGCTCTTGGCCTTCATAACCACGGGTAAAGGTATGCTTACCGATGGTAATTGGGTCTGGGCCAGAAAAGTCTGTACCACGGGCTTTGGTTGTACTTGTATTCTGAAAGAATGTACGCCCGTCTACTGCGTCTTTGCCCATCTGATAGTAATCAGCAAACTCAGCGTGGCCCCGTTGTAGATCCTCTTCTGGTACGGGTATGCTATAAACGTCACCATACTTACGGATCGGTTCAAACTCATCTGCAGTCAGAAGCTCATCTACGCTGTCTGGGAAGCGTGAAGAGGCTAGTCGGTTGAAGATCACCCCACGAACAGCGTTTCGGCCTTCTACGCCCTCCCCACGGGCTTCTGCCCATACCAGACGCTCAATCTTATCTGCATCCTCATAGGGTAGCTCTGTCTTGGGACGGGCTTTAGGGCGTGGGCTTGTTTCAACCATCAGGCCACCCTCATCAAAACCTTTTTTATTATTCTGTAATATCTCAGAAGCCTCTTCAGGACTCGTCGTGTCTGTCATAGATTTATGAATTTCGGCGTCGAACTCTTCTAATTCTTGAACCGCATTCTCACCTGTACGGGTGGGCCAATCCACACCGCTATCAATTGCAAAACGGGTAGCCTGTTCATCAGAAACTATTTCACCATCCCATACGGTGGGTATAAGAGTTTCGACCCCATCGATGTTTACTATGATGGTATTCACAGTCGCTAAGTTGCCATCTTCAAGAGTTTTAGCTCTGCCCTTCGCAATGTTTAGGTAGTGATGCTCAGTAATAGCGTCCATTAGTCTGCACCCTTAATCACTTCATCACGAAGTGTTTTGAATCTACGAAGCTCTGTGATTGCCCCTTGAATTTCTAAAATTCGTTGTGGGTCTTTTTGTTTTTCTAGAAGGTCACGAAGACCTTCAATTCTAGCTGCAACGTAATCGTGCAGTAGATCCATTTGCTCTTTGTTATTTACCAAAGGAAGCAATAGGCGATATAAATTCTTATCCATTATTTACCCTGAAACAGTACAACGCAATGTTGTTGGTAGTGACTAGAACACTCGCCTTAGTCATTTCTTCCATGCAGATTTTCTCGCTAGAATACTGGCCTAGCTGGTAATGCGTTACGTTGTTGTTCAGTATCTGAAAGAACAGAAGTACCCACATTACTGAGGCTGTCCTTGTGGCGGCTGCGGTACGTTACCGCCGTTGTCCCCACCACCTGCGCCTGTGAAGCCGGGAGCGCCCGGTTCTGGTGCGCCACCCGGTGCGATATTACCGTTACCGTTGCCTGTAGGATCTTGTGGGGAGGGTGCGCCACCCGGTGCCGGTGCAGCTTGTGCTGGATCAGGCTGGGGCATCATTGCTTGGATCTCAGCCATCATCTTGGCTTGGATCATCGCTTCCCGTGGATCGTTCATAATCTTGTCTTCATCTAGGTCCATAGACGCTGCAAGCTCACGCAGGATGAAGTCATACTTAACAAACGGAGCCATCTGTTGGTTGGCTGTCATTTGCATAAACTGTAGCAGACGCTGGCTGCGGATCTCGTTACGCATCAAGCTTTCTGTGCCACGGGCTTTAACCGTAAGATCGCCTTTGGTGTATTGCTGATCGAAGTTGAATTGCATGTTGAAGGCGAAGAGTGCCTTGCCCAGAGGTGACAGAAGGTAGTCATCTAGATTGCGCACAACCGCTTTGATGTTCTGTGCGGCTGCACCCATCAACATGGACATACCAGAGGCTGTACGACCAACACCCATAACACCGCCAGCACCGTGGCTGTAGGACGGGATACCAGTAGCTTCATCTGATAGCTGCCGTGCCTTATCAAACATCATAAGAAGTTCTTGGCTGACGTTAGGGAACTTGGTCCCGAATATGGCCTGTCCGGGTGCGCCTGCCTGTCTCCGAAACACCTTGCCGGGGTACACAGAAAGATCCTGACCCGGTACTAGGTTGGTCTCATCAATCTCAATAAGTAGGTTACCAGACAACGCACCGTTATCTACAGCCATCCGCATGAAGCCGTTCATCAGAAGCTGTGTGTCTTCCATATTCTCTGCTACGCCAATACCGAAGAACCCGTATGGGTTAAGCTCATATGGCACCGCAGAGTATGGGATGCGTGTAGGTGTGAAGGGGTTAATTACCAGACGCAGGATCTGACCATTACAAATCCATACGTTGACCTGTACTTCATCACGATCTTCTACCTCATCAGGTAATTCGATGTCAGCCTGTTCAGCAAGCTCTGTATCCAGCACACCCCAATACTCAAGAACCTCGTAGCGGTCTGGGCTTTCAGAGTTATTGCTCTCATCAAGCGCATCTTCCCAATACTCACGCTGGTACTGTGGGCCAAACTCAATAGCCAGTTCGATGCTCTCATCACGGAAGTGTGGGCGGCGTTTAAGGCTACGGAGTTGGGTACGGTTCAGACGGTGACGCTGTATAGTAAACTCAGCTTCAGCCATGTTTCGGGCGTCTGGATCGGGATATAGATCCCAGATAGACACATACTCAACTTTGGGGATAGTTTCAAACAAAGGATCATAATTACCCTCATCATCCCAACGTGGATATTCTTTGTCGAATGCAAATGGACCCTTCAAAATACCTGTACCAAACAGGCAGGTCTCAAAGGCTACAGACCGCAGATGCTTAGAAGCGTTGGTTTCGTCCAACTGATCATGCATCTTGCGTTCCGTGCTCTGGGCGGCAAGTTTTGCAGGCTCAAAGTAGATAGCAGAAGGTGAATCCCCTGTACCCATCTCTAATTCATCGGCAATAGGCTCTAATTTAGCCTTATATGGCCCTAAATCCTTCTCAATGTCGGGACGGGCAATAGGACGCTTGGGTGTGTACTGAACACCAGCCATTTCCTCTACTTTTTCAGAAGTAATGGCATTTGGGTCGTAATTTACCGCACCAGCAACATTAGAGGGGTACTTACGGCTCTCAATACCCACTGGAAACTTAGAACCGGCGAATAATACGTCTACAACCTGTGCATATGCCGCCAAAACCTTAGTTTTAGTGATCTTAACGAAGGCTTGGGACTTTTCTGTGTCAGTAAACTGCACTTCGGGGCCATAAAGACCACGATAGTTGCGGTATGACATCAACCAACGCTCTTCATCGGACAAACGATGGTCTTTTGACTTCCGAAACTGGCCTTCAATGAACGAAGCAACGCCAGAATAGTCTAAATTCTCTTGTTCTACGTCCCCGTCCTCTTCCAAAGCAATAACTTGTTCCGCTTCAGTCTGATCTTCGGGTGTAGAACCGTTAGGTTTATCCATTAATGCCATGCTTTAGTATCCAAATCTTGAATCTGAGGGGGTGTAGCGTTGAATTGGGACGCCTCGCCCCATATCAAATGGTGAGAAGGCCTTTGGGCGGCTCATAATCCCGTAACGGACGCTGTCGTATGCGTGATCGGTGGCATACCGTGGGTCTATGTCGTCGGAACCTTTGGGGTCAGAAGGTATTACAGGTAAATCTGCGATAATCTGGCGGCAGGTGTTAAAGAATACGATGCCTGCAGTCTCTGTTTCTTCGTCTACCTTGAGAACTTCATGGAACCGGTTCTTACCAGCAACCCTTGCGCCTGCGGAACGATCACTAGGACGCCATCTGCAGCCCATTGAGATCATTTCTTCGGCTATACTTGGGCCAATCTGCCCCCGGTTATGCCAGCAAGAGCTATCCAGAACACCGTAGTGGATGCTTTCGCCACGCTCTGCTTCCATAACTGCACGGCCAAGGTCTTTGCCGGTATGCTTTGACACATACAACTCCCGGTAAACGTACAAAGTCTCGTAACTAGGGTCGATGGCAAACCAGTGTACCGCAGAATAAGAACTATACCCGTAGTCACATGACCTAAACCTGCGCCAATCATCCGGTATATCGAAGGGTTCACACACATGCGTGGACTGCTTAAACTCTGGGAAGGCTGCACCATCTGCTACAGCCCAATCACCCTCTAGCAACTGTCTACGCTGCATCTCAGGCAGGGCTAGTAGGTTAGCCTCGTACTGCCCGTCCTGCATCAGATACGGATTATCTTTTAGGGATGCTGGGATAAACCGGCGGTAGAAAAGAGGTTCACCCTCTTTTTCGTGTCCTACAGGGAAAACCATTGGCTCTCCGCTGTCTACGTCCGTTGCAACAAACCTTTTATTGGCAGGTGCAGGGTCTACGAACATCTGCTTAACCCAGCCATGGCCCCTACCACCGGGGTTAGTTGTAGCTCTTTGAAACAGAGGTAGCTCTGGGTCGGTAGTACGAAGCCGTGAGCGCATGTAGTTCCATGCAAACGGTGTGGAGTACTGTGTAAGCTCATCAAAGGCTATGTAGCTAAAAGCTAGACCCTGATACCGCAGAACATCTTCATCACGCTCTAGGTAGGTCATCCACAGTTTCGCACCGCTAGGAAATACCCACTGAGACTTCTTCTCTTGCCACTTAGCGCCCGGATAGATCTTCGGGTACATCTCTTGTGACTTCCAGATCAATTCCCGCAATTCATCGTTAGTACGGCGCAGGATGATCCCGTTGAAGTTCTTGTTGTGGAAGTACCGCATAGGGTCTGCCAGAAGCCCGTAGGATTTGCCTCCACCCGCTGCCCCGCCATACAACACCTCACGCTCAGAGGCCGCTAGGAAGTCCGTCTGTGGACCGGGATTGGGTTGGAATACAACCTCACGCTCTTGGGTTTCCTGCGTGATAACACCGAAGTCCAAAGTCTCAGAAATGCTTTGGTATTCTTCTTCTGCCTCTTCGGTAGCCCCAAACTTATCAGCTAGACGGTTCTCCATCATAGTCTTGATACGCTTGCTGTCTGAAATCTTACGCTTCAGACGGGCCTCTTCTTTTTCAGCGGCGGTATTAGGCTTAGGCTTCTTGCGCTGGGCCTTTTTAAGCTCTTTAACCCGCTTACTCTTGGGCCGGTGTAGCTTCCAGATATTGCTGATACCCTGACCAGAAATACTGCGACCTACTTTGTTGGAAAGCCATTCCGCAACCTTACGGGTGCTGTAGCCTTCGTCCAAGTGATCCATGGCCTGTTCTACAAGAGGTACGACATCTGGATCTGGTATTAGTTGTAAAGAACCCTCTTCCACAGGCTTGTATGCATAAGGCAGACGCTGCGTAGGGTTCTTTCTAGTTTTGTTTATCCACATCGTCGGCTTTTGGCGGTAGAATAAACATGCCACCACCATTGTTGGTGACCTCTACCTTCTCCCGTTTAACTAGACCTGTACGGTCCAATACCTCACGGGCAGCGTTGATAGCGTTTCGTGCGCCCAGCGCCGTGGGGTCATCCAGAACACCTAGCAACCCGTGGGCGGCTTTAGGGGCGTTCATAGCAAGCATCATAGATGCCTGTTCAATAATCTCTTCTTTAAGCGGTCCAGTGACTTCAGAAACACCTGTACCCTTGGAGTAACCTGCAACATCCATAGCCTTACGGACATTGCCACGACACTCTCCCATAAGGGCTTCAAGAAATGCAGACTGTTTTTCAGTATATTTTTTAGGGGCATCGGTCATCCCATCGTCCTCATGTAAATAAATCCAGCACCTATAGACGCTGTGAATACGATCCACCAAATGCGCTCAAAGAACTGAAGCTTATGGCCTCTGGACGCAGTAAGCTGGTCTAGCTTAACGATACGGTCCCAGAGGACTTTCTGTTGATCATCAATATTGTCCATGCGCTTAAACACAGTAATCATACGCTCTTCCATACGGGCGAGGGTGATAACTGCGTTCGATAGTGCGTCCAACTTATCCTCAATTCTTTTGAGGCGATCTTCGCTCATTTCTTCTTCCTCTTGGCTTTCCAATTAACCTTTGCAGAAGAAGTTTTCTTCTTAGTAGCAGCCTTACCCGCTTTGGATTTGCACTGCGCCATGGTGGGCCTACAGGCTGGGTAAGAGCCACCACTTTTCTTAGATTTTCTACCGCAGGGACCACCTGTTTTACAGTTGACCCAGCCCTTACCACCATTTTGGCTAAACCATTTCTTCAGGCCGCTACCGGTGCTACTTTTTTTTGCTGCCACTTTTCTTACCGCCTATGTTGTAATTCTTAGCGCCAACCTTCCGACACTTAACCATATGACCGCTGCGGTATGCTGAGTTTTGTGGCATCGCCTTCTTTACTTTCGTGTAGCAGGCGTCCTTTTTTGTTTTCTTCTTAGCAGCCATTTAACACTTCCAAGCTTTGCGGGACCAATAATTAGCAGAAAGCTTGCTGGACTTACCCTTGATACCACCGGATCGGGCGCAGTAGCTTTTCTTGCGTTTAGGTTGGTCAGATTTGATAGACATATTAGGGTCGCCAAAGGTGATGTACTTAACGCTGTCACCCTCTACAGCCAGAACCTCAAACTTCTTGGGTCCACCACGGCGGGGCTTGTTTACAGAAGTAAAGCCATGACGCTTCTTAGCGGCTGCAATCTTCTCTGCTTTAGTTTTACCAGCCATATTTTTACCTTTGATTTTCTGCTAGAATTGCAGCACCCCAAATGAGACCGGCACTGCCCAGAGCGAATACTGCAATCGCAAATATAATAGACATGATGTAGAAGACACGGTCACGTTTAGCAGCCTGTGCCTCTAAGGCATCCTTGTGGCGCTTCCGTGCTGCAGCCTGTTCCCGCACAACCGTGTCCCACATACCGGGAGGTCCGTATAACTGGCAGATAGAGCGCAGATCGTTAGTAACCTCTTTGTGCTTCATCTTGGCCTGCGCTATCGCAAACCCTTCTTCTTCACTTGAGGTTAGGCGACCTAACGGCCCCTTGTGCCTGCCCTTCTCTGCAAGGTTTATATCAGCCTCTAATTTAGCTAATTTACCGAATGCAGGTAATATCGAACCTACATCCTTACCCGCCTGCACCGCACTAGAAATAGAGGATGCTACTTTGCTTACCGCACCTGCAAGAGCCAGAACCTCAATCATTGGGCCACAAAGCTCTTAGAACATCTGTATCGAGGGCTAACTACATACCGCCTGTCATACGACAATCCATTAATGCCGCCTTTAGGGCCGCAATTGTAGTAACAAGCTTTGTAAAGGCGATTAGATCCAGAGATCCACGCATGGCCCATCGAAATAAATGCAAGCACACAAATCATAATAAAATACCGATATACTTGAGGCATTAACTGCAGCTAATTCTGCAACCTCGTTAGGTACTATACATCAGTACCCTTAATCTTAGGCGATTTCACCCAATGGGTCAACTGGCCATGTAATATTCAAATCTCTAATGCGATTTACCGCACTACGCAAACCTTCTCGCTTGATTGGTGCAAAATCTGTTATTGTAAAATCGCTAATTTCC